AACCGCCTCGGCCCAAAACGCATCGTACTCCTCCGCTCTGCAACAGCAGACAGAGTGCCTGCCCAGTAGCCATATATCGCCATGCTGAACAACAGGTGTTCTTGGTTCATCGGGAACGTCGTCATCCTCATCGGCGCCGCTCGGCTTATTGCTGCCAAGTATTCTGTCTAACTGTTTATCATCAAACCCAATCGAGCCCAGGTCGAAATCCGTCCCTTTTAAATCAGTGGTGATTTTATCCAGCACATCCAAATCCCACTCCGCCAGCTCACCTGTACGATTCAGCGCAACACCAAGCGCTGCGGCCTGCGTATTATCTACATCAACCTCCACCACATCGGCCGACGTGATGCCGAGCAGTCGCATGGCCTCGACGCGCCCATTGCCGCCAATGACCTTGCCTGTGCTCTTTTGCACCACCAGCGGCTCAACCTGGCCAAACGCCTTTAAGCTGCCCCTGATTGATTCGATATTCTTCTGGCCGTGCTTGCGTGCATTGGCTGGGTCCTGATGCAGGTCATCAAGCGCCACATGCTTTATCTCTAGTACCATGTGTAGTCTCTTCTCGTTGAGCGATACGAGTTGAATGCCACTGACCGCTGAAGCGTCAGCCCTGCCGTCGTGATGATGGTGTTGGTGATTTTCCCGTCCGTACCGGCCACCCAGGCGGTGGCGGTCGTCGTTGTATTCGACGAGACCGGCGAGCCCACGGATACACCGCCTTCGGCGGTCCAGGTGCTGGTGACGATGGTGTCGGTGCTAAGTAATCTGGACCAGTCAATGGTATAGTTGATGATGGTGTCTTCATCCTTCGGCACATAAACTTGGTTATTGCCATCGGCAAAGAACACGCGCCGCGCTGGTGGCTCGTAATAGGTTGGCATCGATACAGAATCACTTGGAATTGATGGTCATGGCGAATAATACAAGTGCAATGAAAGCATCCTGGTTCACGGCAACTCCTGGCGGGCTCATAACATTCCATGCGGTTCAGATTCGCAAGCCAAAATCCAAAAAGAAACGTATACGAAAAAAATGGGAGGCCAATCCCAACAATTGGCGCTCACTGAGTTTTTCTACAGAAGCAACAGCTGGGACGGTATTTATTCAGGTCGAGAAATGCGCCACCGGCGCAGATAATGAATTTGTAAAATTTGAAAACAATGGAGTGAATTGGTCGTGGGTCGCCATGTAGCAGGTCAGTCCGACAGCGCACCCATGTCAGAACCCGGGGGAAAATCAGGCTTTCTGGCGCGCCGTCGGACAGGAGACCCCATGTCTCGCCACTGGTTTAATCCGTCGCGATTTCCTGGTCAACAGCGTCATTCTCCGGCGCTTCTGGCGCTGACCCAATAAGCAACAGCATTTGCACGTCCTCGATGCACCGGGTGAATGAGTCGCGCATGCGGCGCAACTCATCAATGGGCACATGACGGACCAAGGGATGCCTCGACCCATCATCGGCAATTAAGGTTATTTGGTAGACAGGTATAGGATTTTTCGGGTCACTTTTATCGACACCGAGACGCGTCCCAAAGCCGACAGTCGAAGCCAGTGCCGTCCGCATAAGGGCGTCGCCGACCAAATTAACAGGTGGCGCTAGTCTTTTTTTTTACCGATACAGGACGCTTAACCGCCTTGCCCTTTTTTGCCGTGGTCTTCTTGCTGGCCTTCTTGGTTGTCTTCTTCATTGATTAGTCCCTGGTTGGTTGTTGGAGCGACAAATTCTATGACCGGTCACCACATCAAATCAATGACCAATTTTTGATGCAAGCAGTTTGTCGTAGCGGTCTTCCCAGCGAGCCAGTGCGGCGCGTACCTCAATCAGCTCACTCC